TCTTTGTAATTTAATCCAAACTCACCTTGTGCATATTCATTGGGAGAACTATAAACAAAATCACCTTCACCAATTCCATCTTCGCCAGTAATACCCTCATATTGATTTTCATTTTTACCTAATAAACCACTAATACCTTTTATAGCCGCTCCAACTATACCACCACCTTTAATGTAATCTACAATTTTATCAGCTAAAGTTTTAGTATTTGTTGGTTCTACATCAAAGCTAGTAGATGTATATGTTGAATCAATATCTTCTGGTGTGTTGTATTGTTGAATAACACCATCACCTGCATTACCTGTTCCAGCGTATGCACCACCTTCAAATTCAGACCTAGACATACCGCTACCTGCTGATGATGTTCCAGCAAGACTAGATTCTGTGTAACTATCAAACTCAGGATAAGCAGGGATTCCTTCTTCTGTTATTGTTTTTTGTCCACCTAAATTCTCTAAGGTTTCTGCCTCTCCAGGTGTTATGTATGCTAAAATATGCTTTTGTCCTTTTATTGTTTTTGAACTTAATAATCCCATTATGCTCCTTATTTAATTAATGCGATAGCAACTAAAACAAATAATATAACAATATATTTTGTTGGTTCATTATTAACTTTAGTTTGAAAATCAAAATAGAATTTTTTAATTGTTTTCATTATAGTAGTCCTCCCAAAAATCCTAGACCACCTCCTAATAAAGCACCAGCTCCTCCACCTAAACCATAACCAAATGCTGCTCCTCCTAGCCCAGTTGTAAATGGATTAGCTTGAGTATTAACTGCACCTGATCTAACAGGAAAGCCAGAAGCAATAGGTGAAACTACACTTCCATATTGTTGTAGTGCTTGAAATGGAGCTATGTTTTGTTGTCTTTGTATATTTTCTAATTGTCCACCTACTTGTGTTAAATTTGGTGCTTGTTGTGCAATTGCTAATTGTCTAGCTCTATCGGTATTATACTGTTGAAAAGCTAAAGGTAATGCTTGTTGTGCTACTTGATTAATAACTTGTGATTGAGCTAAAGGAGAAGTTGGTGTTCTTCCAGCTCCTGTAAATTGACTTGCAACATTTCCATAAACATCCCCTGCTGTTTTTTGAATTAAAGGGGAAAGGAAAGGGTTTAAATATTTTCCTGATAATGTGTCTGCTAATTGCTGTTGTGCAGCATTAGCCATTACTTCTTGTTGTGCGATACCTTGTGTTGTTTGAGTAGTTGGTGCAACATAACCTGCTGCTGCTGGTCCTTGATTATATATTGCTCCAGCTTCTGAAATTATTTGATTTAATGCTGGTTGTGCTGGTGCGTAAGGTTGTTGTGTTGTAGTTTGTGTTTGTCCACCACCTGATGATCCGCCTCCTAAAAAACTCATTTATTTTTCTCCTGTTTGATTTGTTTTTCTAAAACAATATGGGTTCTTTTATACCCAAAATTATTTAAAACTTTTTGCCATCCTGGTCTTGCAATCAATTCAAGCATTAAACAATTTTCATTTTTAGCAAATTCTTCAATATCTTTTATTAAATGTTGCCATTTATTTCTTTGCCTTCCAGTCATCATATAAATATGACAAATTTTACCTAAAGGCTTTTGTATTATTTCAGTAATAACTAACCCAAAATATTTATCAAGGGTTGTTTTTTGTTTTTTATCCCACAATATCCAAACTTGAAACTTACCTTCTTTAGCGGTTTGTAAAACAAAAGCTGAATCTGAAAGTTGACCTGAATAAAGTAAAGATTTTCTTATATCTTTTTCAATAAGACCCCACACTTTATCAAGTTCTTTTGTAGGTATTCTGACTAATTCCATAAATTACTACAATTTTGAGGTCATTACAACTATGTAATTGATAAATAACTCATAGATATATCTACAGCATCTGTGCTACTCATGGTTATTTTAAGTATATCTGTTTCCTCTAAAATTAATGGTTCTGTAATGAGTTGTTGTGCTGTATTGGCAGTAGTTGCGGTAGTATTTATGATTTTATAGGTCGCACTAGCCGAAGTATCGGTTACTTCTAGGGTAGCTGTAGGTGTGTTTGATGAATTATTACTTAAAACAATAGACTTTATAATAATAGTTTCACCACTACTTGCTGTTAATATTGATGTCTGAGCAGTCGTAGTAAGTGATTTGCCTGAAAATTTATAACTATGAGCCATCTTTTTTTTCTTCTTTTGGTAAGTAACTTAATAAATGTTGTAATTTAGAATAATTACTATCTTTAATTTCTAGCCATTTATCTATTTCTTTATTTATATCACTATGATCGGCTAAAGCCATAGGATTTTTAAGTAATAATTTTATATTTTCATCAGCCTCTAAGACCTTTGCTTCATATAATCTTTTAAGTGATTCTATTCTTTGTTCCATATTATTAGCAGGGAGTAATGGGGTGGTCCATTACCCCCAGCAAATAATATATCAATTTTTAAACCAACTTGGTAGTCCTAAATGAGGTCGCTTATCAAAAAGGTTTTGTTGTGAACCAGGTGTTTTTTTATTGTTATAATGTAAAAAAACTTGTCCGCAAGACTTACCTTTAAACTTTTCTCTCCAATGCTCTAGTTCGCAACCACTATACACTAACATATCTCCAGGTTTTAAAAGAACTTTAATTCCTTTAGCTTTACTTTCTGTTGTAATTTTTTTACCATCTGGAATACCAACATTTTCATTTGGACTTAAATAAATATCCCAATCATCTCCTCCTAAATTCATTGTCGTAGATATTTCACAACTAAATCTATCTTTATGTCTTTTTAAAATATCCCCTTTTTTATAAATTCTTGCATAAGTATAAGCTGGATTTAATTTTAACCCTGTGGTTTTTTCCATAATGGGTTGGCATTTTAATAATAAAGTTTCCATAACTATATCGGCATAGCAAGAATAAGTATTTGGGATTTGTTCTTCTTTTCCCTCATAGTAACCTAATATAACTTCATAAGGAGAAATATATCTTCTTTGCATACAAGTATCATAAACTTGTTTTTTCATTAAAAAATAATTGTAAATAAAAGTAGCCATATCTTTTGAAATAGCTTCTTTAATAATTGCATATTTTTTTTTCTTAAACATCTTTTGCCATTTCTTTTGGTATAGCTTGTATGTTCCAATGAATAAATCTAAATGGTTCTATACCATGATCTACTGAGTATTCATGTTCCAAAAATCCTGGAAATATAATTAATGTTCCTGGAGTAGGTTTAAAATGTATTAATTCACTTCCTGCCCAAACGCCTTTAAGGTCTGGTTTCATTTTTAATTTAGTACATCTTGCACCTGTTTTAGGTTCATGGAAAATAGGAAAAGAAGTTTTATCCGAACACTTTAAAAAATAAAAACCTGATACATGTTGATTCCAATGTATGTGTGCTGAATGATGTCCGCCACCTTTTTTAGAAAATTCTTGAACCCATAGTTCGCTAAACATAGTTTGATATTGTTGCATATCATAACCCATGTGATCTAAAAATTCCCAAGACTTTTGACCTATATAATCTCTAAAATCTCTAAAATCATTATCTATTGTTAAAGGTGTGGAATGATGACTTGTTCCAAAATCTTTATTAATTTTAATATTTTTTTTATCTCTTTTTCTAGCTTCGTTTATATATTTATTACTAGCTTTGTTTAAAGATTTTAAAAATTCTGGTTTTTGCTCACTCCAGATTGGTGTCCAAAAATAATTATTAATATACATATTATCTAAAAGGTAATCCTAAATGCCAAACTACAAGACTATATCTTGTACCTTGTGTTACTGGTTTAACTCTATGCCAAACAAAACTAGGAAATACAATAATAGAACCTTTGGGTAATATTTCTTTACATTGTATTCTATGTTTTGATTCATCTCTCATGTGTGGATCATAGTTTCTAAAATCAAATTCTAATTCTCCACCTTTATATTCTGAACCATCGGTTAATTGACAAGTCATAGATAGTTTTCTTATTTTTCCATTATCAGGATCGTTTTTATTTTTTCTTTCATAAGGTTTATCCCAACTATCACAATGCCAATCGTAAAATTGATTTAATTTATATTTTGTAAATTGACATGATTCAGACCTTTCCCAATCAAAATTCCAACCAGCATTTCTATTAGCTTGATGGACAAAAGGATGAAGTTCTTTATAAATCCAAGTATCATTTAACCAAACTAAATCTGATTTTCTTTTTCTTTGAATATTTTTAACATCATTTTTTGATAACTTTTCTTTATCATACCCCCCTGTTCTAGCTATAACTTCAGCTTGTGATAATCCATATTTAATTACTTCATCACAAAATCTAGGGGTTAAGGCAGATTCAAAATACCAATAATAATTAGATATATTCATAGGTAGAAGTTAAAATAAAGTTAAGGGAATCTTTTTGATTGTTAGTGATGTAATACATATTAGTTGAGGGGAATATAATAAATTTATTATTTTTTAAAAGTATATCCCAGCTTCTTCCTTTTCTTCTATTGTCGTCATAATGTATTTTAACGCTACATTCTTTAACATTAACACCATATAATATAGTGTAATCTGGAGAATTTCTTAAATCAACTGGGTCTATATTAAGTAAAGGAATAGAAATTTCGTTAGGTTTATATATTTCGCCTGTAGTTAATTTATTAACTAAAGTAAAACCATATTCTAAATTAATATGTTCTCTTAAATATGTAGTTAATTTATCCCATTCCCTTGAAAAAGGAAAAGGACAATCTTGAATTTGATGTTTTAAAATATCTTCTTGAAGTTTATTACGATCAATTTCAAAACCTTTAGGCATTGAAACATCACCATAATATATTGCTATTTCGGAAAGTTTATTTTTTTGTATTATTCCACCCATACAGTTTAATTACAGATTAGATTTTAATTCCCAGTCTGTGCTGCTTTCGTTCCATTCGTAACGATGTTTGTGTGTTCCTGCATCGTTTTGTGTTTGTTGTTCAGCAGTTAAAGCTGGAGCATCTCCTTTTGGAGACTGCCATCTAGCTTCTGTTGTATTTTTAACCCAAGACGCATAAGGTTTTTTAGGGAAAAACATATTATTATCTTCATCCCATTCATAACCTATACCAGCATAGTTGCCTCTGAAAGCTTTAGAATCATCTCCTGAAGAATGCTTATTTAATGATGTATTGTATGAAGTTTGAATCCACATTTGAGCTGCCCAATTATTATGCTGCTCTAAATATTGTTGTCCTACTGATTCGTCCTCAACGCCATCAGCATTTTTCATGTCTTTGTTATCAAGTGTTAATACTTGAATAACTTTTCCATTCATGCCTATTTTTGCAAAGTGTGCCATAATTTTCTCCTTATATATTAAAATTAATTGTTAAACAATACATAAATATTATTGAAATTTATACCTTATTACAACTATTCCTGATCCACCTTGACCACCTGCAGAATTAGTTGGTTGATTTCTACCAGCACCACCACCTCCACCACCTGTGTTAGCAGTTCCTGCATTACCAGTTCCTGGAGGAGTTGTAGAACCTGCTCCGCCTCCACCAACACCAGCAGATCCACCACCGCCGCCAGCTCCTGATGGTCCATATCTTCCACCACCGCCACCGCCAGCGTAATATCTAAAACTTCCGCAAGGTGCACCATTAGAACCAAAAGCTGTAGGCATACCTGCTCCAGCACCACCATTTCCACCAGCAGGTCCACTTCCTCCGCCACCTGTACCGATAGCTCCACCGCCACCTCCTTGTCCATAACAACCTCCACAATAACCAGCACCTCCATTATTTCCTTGAGATGGACTTACAGGAGGGGTATTTCCTGATCCTGCTGCATTTGGATGAGGTCCAGAAACTGATCCTCCGCCTCCAGAGCCACCGCTTGTATTATCATTTGGATTAGCAACTCCTCCTACTCCACCACCTGTTGAAGTTATTGTTGAAAATATTGAATCACTTCCTTTAGCAGCATTTCCACTACTTGCTCCTGTTGAACCTGGTCCACCACCACCTACAGTAATAGGATAACCTTGAGCTGTTACTGGTAAATTAGCTGGACCTGCTAAAGGTTTGCCTGGATAAGTTAATGGAGAAATAGAAGGTGAAGCAAATCTAAATCCACCTGCACCTCCACCTCCTCCATAAGAAGCTCCAGCACCGCCACCACCAGCAACTACTAAATATTCTACTGTATTAGATCCAGCAGGTGATCCTCCTGCTGTAACTGTTAAAGTTCCAGGTCCAGTAAATGTATGAATTTTATAATCTCCGCAAGTAGTTATAGTACCACCTGTAGCAGCAACATAATTACTTCCTACACCAGCAAAAGACCCATCTTGTATTGATCTCCAACCTTTTGTACTATCTACATAAACTAAAGTTAAACCTTCACCTTCAGTACTTAAAATAACACTACCTGCACCGCCATTAATTTTTTCTGAACCATTTGGTGTAATTGTTAAACCATTTGAATCAAATGTATTTGCATAATCTTGAACTGCAATTATATTTCCAGCAGAACCTGCTGGAAGTGTAACAGTAAAGCCTCCACTTGTAGTATTACAAAAATATCCATTACCACTAACTGCTGTAAATCCTGTTGCTTTAATTGAAGATGTATCCCAATTTACTGCTCCTGTTGCACCAAAACCTGTTGCTGTTCCAGAGTTAGTTATTGTTGCACCAGCAGGAATAGTAAATGTATCTCCACTATCTCCTAATGTTGTAGTTCCACAAGCTGTTCTTGGACTAATTTTATTTACTTTTATTTCACTCATAATTTTTTCCTATTGAAATCTATACCTTATTATTACTATACCTGAACCACCAGACCCACCTGCAATTCCTGATGGAGCTGAAGCTGGTGAGCCACCGCCTCCTCCAGTATTAACAGTTCCATTTACGGCTGTATCTGATGGATTACCTCCACCATTTCCACCATTTCCACCGCCACCTGTTCCACCGGCACCACCATTTCCGTTGGGATTATAAGATCCACCTCCTCCACCGCCTGCATAAGCTGTTGGCGAACCTGATATTGAAGTTGTCCCTCCTGCACCTCCATCTCCAGCATTTCCTGGAGAAGCTGCATCTCCACCTGCTGCAGTAGCACCACCACCTCCACCACCAGCACTTGGTCCTGTGTTGGCACCATCACCTCCTGGATTTCCTTGTGAAGGACTAACTGGGGGAGTATTTCCTGCCGCACCACATCCTCCTGGAGGGGCACTTGTTCCACCTGCGCCTCCACCTGATCCACCTGTTCCCTCAGGAGCAGCAGATGGAGTTCCATAATTTCCTCCTCCACCGCCTGTAGAAGTTATTGTGGAAAAACTTGAATTTGATCCTCTTGGTCCTGCTTTTTGAGAACCTGAAGCTGGAGTTGCTGGGGCTCCAGTAGCACCTGCACCAATTACTATTGGATAACCTTGTACTGAAATTGATATAGCAGTTGGAGTTGCTAATGGAGTTGCTGTATATGGACCTGAAACAGGAGTGCTATGTGATTCTCTTAAACCTCCAGCTCCACCTGCTCCTGTTCCATCATAATTTCCACCATTTGCCGCACCTGAACCACCGCCAGCTACTACTAAATAATCTACTGAACTTGATCCTGCTGGATTACCTGCACAGGATACACAAAATGTTCCTGGTCCTGTAAATTTATGAATTTTATAATCACCACAAGTACTAATTGTTCCACCTGTTGCAGTAACATAACCAGCGCCTACTTGACTTGTTGTATCATCATTAATTAAAGACCAACCTTTAGTTGCGTCCATATAAATAAATGTAACGGATAAACCATTGGTACTTAATGTAGAATCAGCAGCAGTACCATCCATATTGGAACCTCCTCTACCTACGGTTACTGCGTTAGTTCCAAAAGTTCTTGCATAATCTTTTATTGAAACGATGTCTCCAGCACTTGGAGAACTTGGCAAGTTAATTGTAATTGTGCCTGAGGTTGTATTTAAAAAATATCCTTTTCCTGAAACTGCCGTAATAGGTGAATCTGAATTTGTTTTAATAGTCGTTACCCAATCAACTGTCCCTGTTCTACCAAAACCTGTTTGTGATGCACCAGTTGCTAAAGCAATACTATCGCCACTTGCACCTAGTGTAATTGTTGTTCCACATTTTTTGATGATGTTTGAATCATCTGAAACTTTATTTATATTATCTACTTT